TGCTCGCTGCACAAGCACAATCACAAACTCGTCTCCTTGAGATGCAGTTAGCAAAACAAAAAGCAGCAGATGAGTCTGCACAACTTGCCTCACAGAGAGGTGGTGTGTGGGTACGCCGTCTGTTCGTTCTATTTGTTTTGTTCGCAGTGATTCTAGCTCCGTTCATTTTATCACTTTTAAACACTCCTGTTACCATTGAGAAAGAAGCGTCCAAAGGATTGCTGGGTCTCTTGGGACTGGGAGGTGGTGGCTGGAGTTCTCTGGAGGGATTCGTAATCCTTCCTGAAGTACGACAATCTATGCTCGCCATTGTGGGCTTCTACTTCGGTAGCTCACAAGTTAAATAATTTCTACTCTAAGTTTAAAGTAGCGACAGAGCCTGATACGTCAGACAACTCTTAGTTCGTAAAATATACAAGGACTGAAAGACCCACAAAACTAACGAGAGCATTCAGCTCTCACTTACTAACAAATATAGAAAAAGGAAAATACTATGGCAAATGGTGACTTCACAGGTCTCTCGCGTAGTGGTTTAATCCAAGGTGGATCTGACAATGATGCACTCTTTTTGAAAGTTTTTTCAGGTGAAATTCTTACGAGTTTCGCTGAGAACAACGTGATGAAAGATCTGCACATGATGCGCACGATTTCTTCAGGGAAATCTGCACAGTTCCCAGTCTCTGGAATTGCTACTGCTAAATATCACAACGTAGGCGAAAACATCGTCGAGTCCGACACTGGCTACTTGTCCAGCATTGGCATGAACGAGAAAATCATCACTATCGATGACGTTCTTGTTTCTTCGACATTCATCGCTAACATCGACGAGCTTAAGCAACACTATGATGTTCGCTCAATCTACGCTGGTGAGCTAGGTAAAGCACTCGCAAAACGTTTCGACATCGCTACGATGAAGACTCTCTATGCTGCTTCCCAAGCTTCCGCTAACTTGGCTAACACAAGTGCTGGTACAAGCATCACTGGTGCTGAATTAACTACCGCAGCTGGTATCATTGACGCTCTCTATGCTGTCGCTGAATCGCTCGACAAGAATGACGCTCCAGACGAAGGTCGCTTCGCTGTCTTGAGTCCTTCAACTTACTACAAGTTGCTGACTTCGGACAACGTTGCGATTAACAAGGACACTGGTACTGGCGGTAACGTCAATGCTGGTACTGTTGCTAGCGTTGCTGGCATCCGTCTCGTAAAGAGCAACCACCTTACTGACATCGCTGAATTGGGCGACGATAGTGGTGTTTCTACTGGTGATGGTTCGTCTGCCAACAATGTGTTCGAAGGTAACGGTACTGGCTACAACGGAGACTTCTCCGCTCTTAAGGCTGGTTCTGGTGCAACCCTTGAGTACGGCATCCTTGCTGGTACTAAGGAAGCTATCGGTACGGTGAAACTTCTCGATTTGGCAACCGAATCGGAATATCAGATCGAACGCCAAGGTACGCTGTTCGTTGCTAAGTATGCAATGGGTCACGGAGTTCTCCGTCCTGAGTGTGCTGTTGCAGTGAAACCTGCATAACCTCTTAACTCAGCCCTGCCCCTCTTCGGAGGGGTGGGGTTTTTTATTCCTTTAAATAGAAAGATAAATAATGCCAGACACTACCATCTCCACTAATCTCCTTGAGTCAGTAAACATCGTACTTGCTAACTTAGGTGAAGCACCAGTTAACTCTCTTTCTGGTAATGCGCTCCCACAACAAGTATCGCTGGCGTTAAACACCATTGAGGAGGTTAGTACTGACATCCAGTCAAAAGGGTGGTGGTTCAACCAACAGTCTGGTGGCAACTTTGACACGACAGCCAACATTGATATCTATCCAAGTGACGTCAATAACGAGTGGAGTTCTAACATTCCAGAAGAAGCTAGACGGTACATCACTATCCGTGCTTCTCGTATTGCACAGACACGTTTAATTGGCTCTGAGGAGCTACAGAAATTTAGTTACAATGAGGAGCTAGTATCGCTGGCTATCCTCCAACAAGCACACGTACGCAACTCCAACGGTGTACTGGATTTTAATTCGTTTCCTTCTGAACTTCGTAGTTTAGGTATAGACGAAGTTATGTTCCTTCAAGGGAACGTTGAAGAGAAGATGGGCATCCTCCGACTTGGAGGAGAGCTTGCAACTGTAGCTAAGACCAAAGCTGAGACATCACTAGCTGCTGAACAAGAGCGGTTGGTTGAAAAGCAGGTCACTACAGAAGAGAAATCAGCCGAAAAGGTTCAAGCTGAGAAAGCACTCATTGATGCTCAGGAGTTAAAGACAGACGAAGAAACTAAACTCATTGCTGCTCAGGAACTAAAGACAGATGAGGAAACTAAACTAATAGCTGCTCAGGAACTCAAGACAGACGAAGAAACGAAACTTATAGCTGCTCAGGAACTCAAGACTGACGAAGAAACGAAACTTATAGCTGCGCAAGAGTTAAAGACAGATGAAGAAACGAAACTTATAACTGCTCAAGCAGCAGATGTAGCAGCAGACACGACTCTTAAAGGTAAGCAGGGG